GCCGGCTCCTCGAACTTGAACTGCATCGGGTTCGAGTTCGAGAACAGGATCTCCTGGCTGTTGATGACGAAGCCGCGGGCCGCGCCGACGGTCGGGGAGGTCACCACCGACAGGTTCTCCAGGCTGCCCTGCACCGCGCTGCGGAACCCCTGCGTCGCGCCGCCCTCCCCGATGGCGTTCATCGGGTTGTACTGCTGGGCGAGGATCAGCGGCCGGCCCGCGGTGTCGGCCAGCTTCAGGTACTGCGTCCAGCGCGCGGTGCGGCCGATGAACAGGTCCGCGTCACCGGCGGCGTTGTCCGACACGGCGGCGATCGCGTCAAGCAGACCGTTACGGGCGCCCGGCAGCGCCGCACCGTCGGCGATGGTGACCGTGTTGACCGACGCCTGCGCCTCCAACGCCGCGATGACCTCGGTCTCGCAGTCGTCGTAGAAGTCGCCGAGCATGTCGCCCCACAGCACCGCGTCGACGGCCGGGTTGGACGCCTCCAGCATCTGCCGCGACACCTCCGTGTACCCGGCGATGGTCTTCGGGCTCACGGTCAGGACGCTGTACGTCGAGTCGACCGCCGTGGGGTTCGTGCCTTCGGCGACGGTCGCGGTCGTCGCCGGCGTCCCGGCCACGGGAATCGACCAAGCGAACGGGCCCGCGAACGGCACCTGCCGCAGCAGCGAAGCGACCCGCAGCCGACGGTGCAGCACCGGGGCGAACTGCTCGGCCAGCCACACGGGCGGGACCAGGCCGACACCACCGCCGGAGCCGAGCACGGCACGCATGTGCTCGTTGTCGCGCAGCGCGTTGGAGTGCCTGGTCAGCCGCTCGGCGGCGTCCAGGTCGTTGAACTTCGCCGCCCGGAACTGATCGTTGATGAACGAATGCAGCGACGACCGGGTGTAGAAGCCGGGGTCACGGTCCTGCGTGCGGGCGCCGCCGGCAGCGCCGAGCCGCTGCGGCTGGCCCTGCTCGCCGGTCGCGCCGGCCACCCGCTCGACGGTGGCCGCGACCTTGGCGTTACGCGTCTCGGTGTCGGTCAGCAGCTCGATCTGGGTGAACAGCGCCTTCGCGCTCTTGTCCTGCTCCTGAACCGAACGCAGCTCATCCTCGGACAGGTCACGGTTCTCATCGGCGGCGCGGGTCTGAAGACCCTCGATCGAGGCGGTCAGGGCGGCGTACTGCTCACGCAGCCGCTTCAGGTACGGGTTCACGTCCGGTCCTCCGGTCAGTGGCGAATGGGTGAGATCCGCGATTGACCGGGGGGTCCGCGTCCATTGACCGGGGTGCCCGCAGGGCGGGGGTGCCGGTATCCGAGCGGCGGAGGTGCCGGTGTCGATCCGTCACCTCCCACTCTACCCGGCCGTCACCCATACCCGGTAGGGGTATGCGTCTAGGCTGCCGGGAGTCGGGGCAGGCTGGCCAGGATCTGCCGGGCCCGGGCAAGGTTCGGGGTCACGAACTCCCCGACGGGCTCCGGCGCGCGCTGCCCGGCGGAGCGGACGCCGGCAGCCGCCGCCAAGTCCCCGTACGCGCCTTGGAGCACCACCGCCACCTCACGCAGGTTGGCCTTGACCCGCTCAACCACCCCGGACGGAAGCCGACGGTTCTGCTGCTCCTGAAACATGATCGACAGCTGACTCAGCGCCCCGTCCTTGATCAGCTCCAACGTCTCGTCACCGAGCGGGGTCTTGCTGGCCCGCAGCTCCACGTACAGCCCCGCCGGGTCGTTGCGGAGAACCTGCGTGGTACCGATCATCGACCCGCCCAGCTTGATGTGCTCCCGGGCGAACCACACCCGGTTAGCCGCCCGGAGCTGGTGATCGAACGCGCCCGACGCGAACTGCTCGGTGAGGGTGTCATCGATACGCTGCGGCGCGTTCCACGGCACCGCGATGCCGTAGATGGTGCGTCCGTCACCCGCCGATCGCACATGCAGCTCCGGCTCGACGAACCCGTGGTACAGCTCGCCCATCACGCCCTCCCGGTCCGCTTGTGGCCGTCCGCCGTGTAGTCGATCGCGTGGTACGAGCAGATCTCGTCGCCCGGGGTCGTCTGGTAGTCGCAGCCCCGCACAGTGCACGGCTTGACCCGGGTTGACGGGCCGAGATCCGTCACGGTCTGCGCCTCACCCGGCGCGGGACCGGCACCCCCCGGGCTGCTGACCGTCACCGCGGGGGCCGCCGGCCGGGTCCTGGCCGGCTTGCCCGCCGGCTGAGCCTTCTGCGCCATGTCACATCTCCATCCGTGGGTCGGTCCCGGCCGCCGCCGGGGTCTCGGGCACCGGCGCCGGCGTCGGGGTTGTCGGCTTGGGCAGCGGCGGCCTGTTCTCCAGCTCCCGCACCTCATCCTCGGTCAGGAAACCCTTGTCCAGGCCGATCGCGTGCGCCTGGTAGCGGGTCAGGGTGTCCGCGCGCAAAATCGCGTCCAGGTTGGCCTTCACGTAGGTGCCGCGGGGGAAGTGGCGGGTGAACTCCTGCTCGAACCGGGCCACCGGCCCGCCGAGCGTGAACTTGAGCAGGTTCACCGCGTCCTGCTCGATGTTGGAGTACTGGCGGGCGCTGTTCATGCCGCCCAACCAGCCCACCGGCAGGCCGAAGATGAGTTCCAGCTCGGTGAGGGTGAACCGGCGGGCCTCCACCAGTTGCAGCTCTTCCGGGTTCCACGACAGCGGCTGAAACTCGGTGGTGGAGTTGAGCACGGCGATGGTGCGGTCCCGCTGCGCGGACAACCACTTGGCTTTCAGCTCGGCGGCTTCCGCCTCGGTGAGATCGTCGTTGCCCGACTTCAGCGTCCCGGTGGGCACCCCGTGCCGAGACAGGCTGCGCGCCTGCCGACCCTGCTCAGACGCGAGGGTCAACGAATCGATGTGCGCCTCCAAGACGCCCATGCCGCGGGTCTCGCCCGGCTTGTGCGGCCCCGTGACGTGGAAGATGTCGCCGGCCCCGTACTCGACGTCGGCGATCAAGTACTTCAGCTCGCCCTTCACCCGGCGGACCTGCACCGCCTCGGCGGGGACCGGGACCACAGCCGTCGGCCAGTTCTCCGCGTTCCGGGCGGCGTACACACCGACCGCGTTGCCCTCCCACAGGTAGTCGAGGGCCCACGCGGAGATCGTGTTGATGCGGGTCTCTTGCGGGTAGGGCTGCTCCAGCAGCGGCGGCTGAGGGTCGAGCAACTCCACCGGCTGGCCGGCCCGCTGCCGGTAGGCGTTCCACGGCATCCCACCGAGCAGGTCGGCGATGAGATTCGCGGCCCGCCACGCCCCGGGGATCGTCATACCGCCCCGGTAGATTCCCCCGCCGACCGGCCAGTCCGGGCCCAGGTTGTCCACCACCGTGTATGTGCCGGTAGCCCCGGTCACCGTGTCGGTGGTGACGATCCGCGTCGAGCGGGCAAGCATCTTCCCGAGGCCCATCAGATCCACCCGGCCTCTCGCAGCGTCGACAGCGCCACCATGAGCACCCCGGCGACGATCAGGGCCGCCGCCAGCCCGGCCAGCAGGTACACGCCGGCCACCAGCGTGGCCAGCCCCACCACCTGACCAGCCACCGGCACCACGCCGGCCTTCCTCGGCTTCTTCATGGCGCCTTCCGTCATCAGTAGACCGCCGATCGCGGCTTGGGCTTCTCCACTGGCAGGGTCAGCGCGGTGTGCACCGCACCGGCGCCCGCGTACGCGCCGTCAACGTGTCCGGCGCCGCGGCGCACGAACCGCCACCCGTCGCCCTGGCGCAGCTTCTGCGCACCGGCGACGTGCGCGTCGAGCAGCGGGTCGCCCGGGTGCACGATGCGGCGAGACGCGACCAGCTCGGCGAACGACTGGCACGCCTCGGCCACGGCACCACCCTTGATCTCGACCGCGTTCATGGAGCGCAGGGTCGGGCCCAGGGCGGCGGCCGGCCCGGACGGGAACCACGCCACGGCGGCGGCGTTCACCCGCCTTAGCAGCGGGGCGAGCTCAAACCGGGCCGCGTCGGTCGAAGGCCAGGCGGCCACCACCTCAAGCCGCACCCGCCCGTCGGCGAGCACCGCGGCGGCGGTGAGGGTGACGTGCTGGCCGTCCGGGGCGACGTCCACGCACGCGACCACCCGCTCGCGCACCGACTCCAGCGAGCCGGCCGGATCCTTGCACGCCTTCCACGCGCCCAGGTCCACCGCGGAGTCAAACGCGTCGACGCGCTGGCACAGGACTTCGGTGCGGAACACCGCCGGCGGGTCGGTGCCCAGCGCCGAGCGGATCGCCTGCTCG